AGCTCAGAACATGCGCCATGTGGGTGAATGTCGCCATCACGCGACACCCGAACGGGGCGCCGCGCGTATGACCAGCGACCCTGACGGTATTTCCTGGGTGGAGCATCACATGCACCCGAGCGATAAGGTGACGATCATCGAACGTTGGATCCCGGCGAAGATAGGCGATTACGCGCCGTTTCTCTTTCGTCCCGCCGGCGCGGCGGACTACATCGCCATGACGTTGGAGAGCCGCCGCGTGGTGGAAGAGGAATGAGCCAGACCATTGCTCCACCGCCCCCACCCGGCGGCGTTCCACCCCCGCCTCAACCTCAACCTCAACAGCCATCCCCGCTGCCCAACATCCCGGGCCTGATCCCGCACGGCATGCGTCCAACCGGTCTGACGTTCCCGTCCGAGCAGATGCTGGCGTTCCTGATGCCCCCCGACACGCACGGCGACGCCAATCACGCCCCTGACAGTGATCTCGCGTTGCCGCCGACCTTACGGAAACACGCCGCCGGGCTGCGGCCGACCGTGCGGCCGACCGGCGCGGCATGGCAACAAGAAATTGTCTTTGAGCGCATCGGCAAATCGGACAGCGAGATCGCCACCATCGGGCGGTTCTACTTCGACGCCGCGCGCAATTATGATGAGTATCTTTCCCGCGAGCGCATGACCGCGTCCCAGTATTACGCCGGCGTGCCCGACGAACCGCTGCCCGACGGCCGGTCGAAGCTCGTCATGACGGTGGTGCGCGACACCATCCGCGCCACGCTGCCATCCCTGCTGCGCCTGTTCTGCGCCGTCGAGGATCCCGTCTCCTTTCAGCCGATCAGCACCGACGCCGCCCCGCCCACCCAAACGAACCCGTCCGGCGGCGATCAACAAGCGACCGCGCTGGCCCGGCAGGCGACGGATTACGCCCGCTGGGCGCTGTTCGTGGCCAACCCCGGCTGGACTATCCTGCACGATGCCCTCTTGGATGCCTTGACCCGCAAGGCCGGCTGGGTGCGCTGGTCCTGGGGCAAGAAGCAGCACATCCGCACCGAGGTCTGCGCCGGGCTGCTGCTGCCGCAGCTCCAGATGCTCTTGTCTGAGCCCGGCATCGAGGCGTCCCGCATCGTCCGCCGCCCGATGCTGCGTTCCGAGCAAGAGGCGCTCGCGAAGACTCCCGAGGGACAACTCTACCTTCAGCAAGGCGCCCCGGCCGAGTTCTGGTCGGCCACCATCACGCGCAACACGACCCAGGCCTACCCGCGCGTGGAACACATCCCGGCCGAGCAGGTGTGGATCGTCGCCGACGCGGCCAATGTCGAGACCGCGCGAGCGGTGTTCCATGTCCGTGACGTGTCAGTGAGCGATCTGATTGAGGCGGGACTCCCCGAGGATAAGATCCTCGCCCACCGCGCCGTCGATCCGATGAACGTCCGCCAGCGGCAACAGGCGATCGCGCGTGATGCCGCCAGTGGCCACAACCTCAAAGGCAGTCCGCCCAACGACCGATCCATGTCGCTGGTGCGCTACGCCGAGGGCTGGTTCCGCGCCGACACCGACGGCGACAACAGAGCCGAGCTGATCCATGCCCATTTCCTGGGCAACGCCCAGACGCTGGTGCAGTGGGAGCGCGACGATGAAATCCCGCTCGCCTGTTTCACCCCTTATCGCGAACCGGGGCGGGTGATCGGCAGCTCCCAGGCTGATATGGTCATGGACCTGCAACGGGTGGAATCCCGCGTTATGCGCGGCGTGCTCGACAGCCTGGGGCAATCAATGTTCCCCAGAACCGTCATGGTGCAGGGTCAGGCCAATCTGGCCGACGTGCGTCAGACGGCGATCGGCGCCATCATCCGCGTGGCCCAGGCCGGCGCGGTGACCGAGCTGGTCAAGCCGTTCACCGGCAAGGAAGCTTTACCTATCCTTGAGGTGCTCGAAAGCGTCCGCGAATCAAGAACCGGCATCACCCGTGCCTCGTCCGGCCTGACGATCGATGAGCTCCAGTCCACCGCCCCCAACGCCATCAGCCAGCAGGCGAGCGCGGCGCAGGATCGTCTGGACATGGTCGCGCGCACGCTGGCGGAGACCGGTCTGGCGCCGCTCTATTCGGGTCTGCTGAAGATGTTGGCGCGCCAGCAGGACCGGCCCAACGTCATCCGCATCCGCGGCCAGTGGATCCCGATCGACCCGCGGGCGCTCGCGACACTATGGGAAACGAGCGTCAATGTCGGCGGCAAAGGCATGCCGCACGAGCGCCTCGCCATGCTCGGCCAGATCGCCGCCAAGCAGGAGCAATTGATCCAGATGGGCGGGCTGGCCAACCCGCTGGCCGGCGTGCCGGAATACCGCAACACGCTCGCGCGCATGCTCGAGACCGTCAACATCGCTGATGTCAGCAGCTACTTCAAAGCCTTGCCGCCTGACTTCCAGCCGCCGCCGGCCCCGCCGCCGCCACCGAATACCGACCTCGTGCTGGCCGAGGTGCAAAAGGCCAAGACCGCCGCGGATGTCGAGAACGACCGCGCCAAACAGCAGACCGACCGGGCCGCGCTGCTGCTGCTGGACGATCGAGAGCGGGACAAGGCCGCGCTCGACGCGTGGTCGAAGACCTGGGTGGCGGCGGCGCAGTTCGGCACGCCCGCGCCGAGCTTCGATGAGTTCAAACAGGCGATGAAATCGGCCGCGCCGCAGATCGCCATGCTGGCCGATCTGCCGTCGCCCAACAGCCCGGCCCCGCCGGCCACCGGCGCGCCACCGCAGCCGCCAAAGCCCCCCGGGCCGCCCGGCCCCGCCCAACCCATGCTGGGCGGCCCTCAACCTCCCCGGCCGCCCATGATGCCACCGCGACCCCCGATGCCGCCGCCGGGCCCCCCAACCGGCGGCGGGCCGGATCCGGCCACGCAGGCCGCCATGCGGGCCGCGCTGGCCACCGGGCGGATGCCGACGGCATACGGCCAGCTCGCGCAAAAAGCCGCCATGAGCCCGCTGCTCGGCCCCGGCGGGCCGCCGCTGCCACAACCCGGGCCGGGAGGGCCGGCTTGATGCAATGGCTCGCCGCGGGGCAGTTTCGCCCTCTTACTGAAGCGGAACGAAGGGCGCGTGAGCAGGCGGAATGGCGGCACGCCCTCAAAGTGAACCAACCGGCCGCCCCGGCGAAGGTTGACGCCTGATGCTCATCGTCCTGATCGTCGTCTTGTTGCTGGTGATGCTCGGCGGCCTGCCGCACTGGCCCTACGCGCAAGGCTGGGGCTACGGGTATTACCCGTCCGGCATCAGCCTGCTGTTGATCGTGATCCTGCTGATCTTCCTGCTGCGGGGGACGTTATGAAGCCGACCCGCGAGCTGCTTGAGTGGGCCTTGTCGGACCAAAAGCTCGCCGCGGCTTACGCCGCGCGTTTCGCGCTGGGGGTGATTGAGGACGCCGTCGAGGGCGACAAGGAAGAGGCGTCTTTCGTCATCGGCGCCATGCTGATGGCCGCGCTGAAAGAGATCAAAGACCCCGCCTCGCGCGAGGCGCTGCTGCGGCGGGTGTTTCTGGTCGTCAGGGCGGCGCTGGAATGCCCCTGACCGTCGAACAGATCCGCCTGGCGCGCGCGGCGCGGCGCATGTTGGACGATGACCAGTTCCAGGCCGTGCTTGATAACGTGGTCGCCGCCGCGGCCGGCCACGCGCTGTTTCTCGACCAACCCGAGGCGCGCGAGCAGGCGCGTCAAATGGTGATCGCGGTCAGCCGCATTCGCAACGAATTGCAGGCCGCGGCGGAACTGCCCGAGGACGACAGGACCGCCGATGTCCTCGCCAGGAGCATGGAGTAGCCGCCATGGCATCGTTGCTCGATCCGCCCGACCCCGACGCCACGGATTATTCCAATCCGGTCAGCGCGGCGCTCGGTGACCTCTACAGGAAGGTCACCGGCTACATGAACGGCACGCCCGAGATGGCGTTCAGGTATGCCGACAACCCGGTGGGCACCGAGACCACCCAGAGCATGGGCATGCCCACTCCGACGACCTACGCGCCCGGCCGGGTAGGCGAGTTCGTCAACCCGGCGACCGGCGAGCTGACCGCGCGAGGTCAGGCGCGGCTGGCCGACAACCCGGCCATGAATTTTGACACCGGCGGCGTCGGCCTGATGTCGAAGGCCGCCGGCGGCAGCTACCGCGCCGCGCGTGCCGCCGAGATCGCCGCGCGAACCGCGCCGCCGCCCGAGACCGGCCTGCTCGACGCCGTGCTGAACCGCTCCGCGCCGCGACCGGACACCAACCTGACCGGTTTGCCGATGCTTGATCAGTTGCTGCGAAACCGCGCCCCGGCCGACAGTACGGTGCAGACCCGTCTGCCGTGGTCGGCGGAGATGGCGCCGGAGGCCAATATGCGACCAGACCTGAAGGTGGGGGTGGGCAGCGCCACCGAGGTGCCGGGGCACGCCGCCGCCAATGCCGCCCGGTTCAGATCTTTACCGGGGCTGAACATTCCCGAGGGCGCGAGCCCGGGTGACGCCACCGAGGCGCTGCTGGACCATCTGACGGGCAATGTCGTCTCGGTGTTCGACGCGGTGCCGCACGCGACCGCCGAGGCCAACGCCGGGTGGTATGACGGGGCGCACCGGCTGACCGGGAAACTGGCGGCCGAGGGGCCGGACCCGCTCAACCCCGTCGATACGCCTTATACCCATCAGAACGCCGCCGGCATGATGGCGGCGTTGAGCCCTCAGAAAGACTGGTTTGAGAACGTCGAGCTGGGCAAGCGGTTGATGAATATCGACCTGAACCACAAAGACACCGCCTGGACGCCGGAAATGACCGACTGGACGCGGAAGTATCTGGCGGAAAAGACCACGGCGGCGGACAAGGTCGCGGCGGTGAAAAGCCGTAACACCGGGACCACGGTCGCGCCGGATTACGGTAATGTCGAGGAATCCCAGGCCATCATCAACCGGTTGAGCAACAACGGCCACGCCGACGGCGGGGTGACCTACGGCTCGCTGACGGACCCCTTGGATCAGGCTTACTGGGCGCGC